AAAGAAACGCAGTCTTTCACAGCTACTGCTGGGCAAACTACATTTAATACTTTGGGATATTCAAATGGTAACAATATCTCAGTGTTTTTAAATGGTGTACGTCTTATAAATGGCACTGATTATACAGCTACTAATGGTAGTGACATTGTTCTTACAGCAGCTGCTAGCGCTAGTGATGTGTTAGAGTTTGAGACATTTAATGAGTTTAACTTAGTAAATCAAAACCTGACTACGCCCACGTTTAAAAATAGTATGACAATGAAAAATGACACTGAGGAAGATACTGACGGTGGCAGAGAAAGTACTGTTATATTTCAAGGTGAACAATCGGGTGGTGAGATTAGCACACTGGCTGAGATTGAGGCTAGTCACGATGGCACTGCTGATGACCAGAAGGGTGACTTAATCTTCCGCACTAACGATGGTAGTGACAATGCTGCACCTACTGAGGCTTTGAGGATTGACTCATCACAGAATATTGGGATTGGTGGGTCACCAAAACCTTATTTGTCAGCTTACAAAGCATTAGATATAAACACTGGTCGCAGTAGCATTATGTCAAGCACAGGTACGCCTCAAACTTGGATGATGACTAATTCTTATTACGACAGTACAAATTCTCGTAATGAATACTCAGTATCAAGTCATGCTGCTTCTTATTATTTACAGCAAACTGGCGCACATTTTTTTGCTACGGCTCCTTCTGGAACAGCAGATGCGGCAATAACTTTTACCGAAAAAGTAAGAATAGATTCTGATGGTTTAAAATTCAACGGAGATACCGCAGCCGCCAATGCTTTAGACGATTACGAAGAGGGAACTTGGACTCCACAGATAACTTTTGGAGGTGGAAGCACAGGTATGTCGTTTACCTCTTCAGGTTCATATACTAAAATAGGTCGTTTAGTTTATATAAATGGGGTAATTGGATTTTCAAATAAAGGATCAAGTACTGGCACTGTACGTTTTACCAATCTTCCTTTTAATGTAGCTGATGTATTGACAGGCACAGGTAATGGAGGATCTTTAAATATCCATTTTTTTTCAGATTCAACTACATCTCATTTGTACTCTTTTTTTAGCGAAGGTAATAGTTATTCACAAGGTCTTAACACACAGGTTAATCACGCAAATGAATTAAATAACACGGATTTTACTAATTCTACAAATTTACGTTTAAATGGAGTTTATGTAACAACTTAACCCTTTTTAATAAGACATCTTAAAACTAAACAACACCCCAGTTGGAAACTGGGTAGTCAGTCCATAGCCAAAAGGAGATAAACAATGGCATTAACAGAAGAAACCATAAACGACAAAATTGAAGTTGTGAACAATGGCACATTTTCATCCGTGCAAGTTCGAACTGCTACGGTGATTAAGCGTGACGGCACTGAGATAAGTCGTTCATTTCACCGTCATGTAGTCATGCCAGATGCTGACTTGTCAAAAGAAGATGATGATGTATCGGCGGTTTGCACACCAGTATTTACGAAAGCAGTCAAAGACGCTTACGCCAAACACTTAGAAGACAGCGTACCAGAGTAGGAGTGACCAATGACCAGAGCTAGAGATTTAGCAGCCTTTGTATCTAATGCAGATGGCGACATAAAGTTTGATACAGACACCCTGTTTATCGATAGCTCTGCTAATAAAGTGGGTATAGGTCGAACAGACCCTGCACATCCTCTCGATATTCAAAATGACTCTGCAAGTAGACATCTAAGAGTATTTAGAAATGCAAGCGGTACTTCTGCTATAATGGTTCAAAACTCTGACACAGGTAGTGGTTCAAGCGATGGTCTTCAACTTTCAGTAATAAGTGGCGGTGATGCTCAGGTTGCTAATTTAGAAAATACTAATTTACGTTTTCTTACCAACTCAACAGAACGTATGCGTATTCTCGCAGATGGCGGCCTAACCTTCAACGGAGATACTGCTGCTGCAAATGCTCTTGATGATTATGAAGAAGGAACTTTTACTCCATCATATACTACTAGCAGTAGTGATGCGAGTGGTGTAAATTATGGTACTTCTAATGCAGGAGCTTATATAAAAATTGGTAGGTTAATACATTTTCAGCTTACACTTCACATATTAAGTGCATCATCCTTTGGTAGTGGCACTCCGCAAATTCACGGTTTACCTTATACATCGTCTGGTAGCACACCAACAAATAACTCACTTAGATTTACTATATCTACTTATGACGTTAATTTTGACGGTGGTGCTGGTCAAACAATACACGCTTATATTCCTACAACAAATGTGTCTTATCTTCAAGTTCTTACAACCAATGATGACACAGTTTGGGTAGTAAATAATACAGGTCGTTTTATTCTTAAAAATAACAGTTTTACGACTATTGCTGGAATGTATTTAACAAATTAAAACCCCAGTTGGAAACAAAACATGGATTTACCCAAGGTTAACATAGCAGTAATTGGAGTAATTTGCTCTAGTTTGGGTGGTATGGTTTGGTACGCTAGTGAACAAGCATCTATAATATCTAACCTCGAAGAGACTGTTGCTATCCTCGATGCTCAGAGTAATACCTCTGACAAAGTAAATATGCAGAGAGATATATTAGCTAACAGTGATAGGCTAGATGATATCGAAGATGATCTTGAAGAGCTTTGGGAAGAAACAGAAATGATTTGGACAGATCTTGGTGGCATGGCAGATCATATGATGCAAATTATTAAACTACAATCTAGGATAGCTATACTAGAAAAGACTGTGGAGTTTACTAGAAAAGATGCGATGTAGCGATGGTAGATCCTATAACAATTCTTGCTGGTATTAAAACAGGATTAGCTGCTGGTAAATCTATAGCTGGTTTATCTAAACAGATTGGACAATTCTTTGACGCGACTGACCAAGCAAAGAAAACACTTCAAAAAAAAGGTATATCAAGCAAAAGTGCAAATGCTACGGCATTGGATCGCTGGGCTAAAGTACGTCAAGCAGCTGAAGCAGAAGAAGAACTCAAAGAATGGATAACTCAGACCTATGGTAGATCAAAATACTTGGAGTTATTAAAGATTCGTAGGGAAGTTTTAGCAGAAAAGCGTGAAGCAGAGGCTCAGGCAAGGCGTGAAGCCCAGGAGAGGGCTGAGTTAGGTCTTACTGTAGCTGCAATAGTTTTGCTTCTCACAGGGGCTGCTGTTGGCTCTACGGCTTATTTGCATTATATGGGGTGGTTAGACATCTGGGATTATTTACCCTGAAATTAGTTGAAATCAGATACGACAGGTTTGTTGTGTATACAGATGATGGTAAATTAGTTATACAAACAAGTGAAAGGCGCATAGCAAAAGGAGTTTGTGATGGTAAAATTAACAGCAAGCGCGATAGATCAGCTGAAGATACTGCCTAGACTGGCTTTTCTTTGCCAAATTGTTTTAACTTGGAAGGTTTGTTTGTGGTTTATGACTTTGCCCGATCCAACAACTCAGCAGAGCGCATTTGTTTCGCTCGTCACTGCAATGCTTTCAGCTTCTTTTGCATTGTGGTTAGGCAAAGAAGCTAAGACAGATAGGATAGGCGAATGATTGGGATACTTCAAAGTGTAGCTGGATTGGCTACAACTTACATCGATAGCAAAGCAAAGGTTAAAGCTGCTGAAGCTGAGACAAAAATGAAGATTGCTACTGGTGAAATAAGCTGGGAGCAAGCGGCTATTGAAGCCAGCGCAGACAGCTGGAAAGACGAGGCATGGACTCTTTGTTTTATTGCCATAGTGTTAGGATCATTTGTGCCTTGGCTACAGCCATACATGAAGCAAGGTTTTGAGAATCTTCAGGCTGCGCCCCAGTGGTTTAGCTGGGCAATGTACGCCAGCATAGCGGCCTCTTTTGGTATTCGAACAATGAAAGGATTAAAGAAATGAGTTTTAAATTAGGCAAGGGAAGTCTAGCAAAGCTTGAAGGTGTTGATGAACGTATGGTGGCAATAGTCAAATACGCTATTGGTGTCAGTAAACAGGACTTTTCTTGTATTTGTGGTTTAAGAACTATCGAAGAGCAGCGTGCATTGGTTGCCAAGGGTGCCTCTCAAACTATGAAGTCCAAGCACTTGGAAGGTCATGCTGTTGATTTGATGGCTTATATCAAAGGTGTTGGTGATCGTTGGGAACTGAAGCTTTATGATGAGATTGCTGATGCAATGAAGTCAGCAGCCAAAGATGTTGGTGTTCCTGTTAGGTGGGGAGCAGCTTGGCACATCAATAATATTGCTGAGTACGATGGCACAATGGAGCAAGCTTTGAATGAATACTGTGATCTTCGAAGATCGCAAGGTAAACGTCCGTTTATTGATGCGCCTCACTTTGAGTTAAGGGTTTAATTTTAGGTTTAACAATTCGTGATGCTACATCACTTTCAAGACAGTACATTTCTGTACCGTTAACTAAGTTGTATAGTTTATCTGTTTCGTATTGTGCCTGATAACAAGATTCGAAGTTATTAAACCAAATCATTGTTGTTACTTCTTCAGATCTAATTTGATAAACTAAAATAAGTGCAGAAAAGAAATCCATACTAGTGCATGTACTTTCTTACTGTACTCATACTAACACCAACAATCTTGGCTGTTGATCCTAGACACCACCCTTTGTCTAAAAAATATTTTATGTCTTCAACTTCTCGTTCAGTAAGGGGGCTGTTGCGCCATCCCTCACCAAACGTAGCAGATCTTGGTGTCTGCTTTGGTTTACTATCGCTCGATAGCTTGCCACGTCTTTTATGTACGTTCACTTTTCCCTCCACTTGATATAGTCTATGATTACATAGTTTAGCATCTTCTATCATTTGTTCTAGTGGTGTCATTTTATTCTCCTAAAAAAAAGGCCAGCCCCAATGGGAGGCTGGCAAGTTACAAGAGAGCCACGAGGTTAACAGGCATGTTAAGCAGTGTGAGCGTACTCTCTTGGAGAACGTGCCTCCAATTAAAAGGGTATTTCGTCCTCTTGCAAGTTATTATTTGGCTGTGCGTCATTTTTATTTTGTGGATCAGATATTGCAAATGACATGTAAGGTTTGCCATCTTTCATTCTTCTCCATGCTGCCAGTCGTTTGTCTGTGTACGGTGCAGTCCAAGGCATTTGCTTGTCTGCTGTATCATATATCTTACCAGTGTAATCTGGTGCGCTTTCTTTGTCATTGTCGTTCTTAAACATAACACCAACCTTTTCATACACTTCCATAATCTCCATGCCAGATTGTGTGACTCTGCGTACCACCACGCATTTTGCGTCACGACCCTCCACATTCATCTTGCCTTGCAAGATCATGTTCATGTCTTCGAAGGGTGGGAATGCCACGCCATCGTTTTTATTATCGTATTCTGCCAAGCTTCTGACTCCTTTTGCTTAGTTGTGGTGAGGGGTTCTTGGGAAAACCTCCCCCTCGGTAAGGCTGTGTAGGTCGGAAAAAACCCCCTTCCCCAAGAATTACCAATTAGTACTGCTTTTTCGTTTTGTTTTTGGTTCTGGTGCATCAACAGATGCAATATTTTGTACTGCACCTTTTCTGTTTTGCTCACCATCATCATCTTCAGCTGGTAAGTTGAGCAACGACATAATTCCATAGCGTCTGGCATATGTAATCGCACTGCCCAGTCCTTGCATATCATTCTTGCCTAGCACTAGGGGTATGGCTGTCACAAAGCTTTCGCCACTCTCATGCACAAGTTCTGTTGTGATAGACTTGCCATGCTCGTTTGATATTGCTCGGTGCATAAGCAAGAAACCTTTCTTTGCCAGCGGCTCAGTTACTGCTTCAATCACACTTTCAAGTGTAGCGTACTTGTTACCAAAGTGTGGATTCTTACCACTCTTTTTGATTGGCTCTATGTCTGCTCTTGCTTCCATAAGTATTTTAATAATGTTTACCTTAGATTTAGTTGTCATTTTGTTCTCCTTGTTATTCTAAGATGTCCACGTTTGTCACGTTTGACGGTGAGTTGGTCGCAGAAAACTTCTCGTTCGTTATCACCGACCATTTGCTTGAGATTTTTCTCAGCATTCTTGAAGAGTCTGTTCTTTTCATATCCTTGGATATAAGTGGCTGCTGCGTATACAAACTCGTTGTCTCTGGAGGCATCTCGTGTTTCCATATCATCCAGCGCAATGGCGAGCCTAGATAGCTCTGGGGTTTCAACGCCAACAGGCTGTTCATCGCGTATAACGTAACCCCAGAAGTCAGACACCACCGCCCACATAGAATTGAAATAGTCTTTGTCGTATTTGACATGTATGCACTCCCAGTCACTGTTACCAAATATTACAGATAGGTATACACCTTCTGCTTTTGCCATATGACAGTACAACTGTAGTTGTGGCATGTATCGATCAAGCATCTTGTCCATGTTGTAAAACCTGTTTGTGTGCTTGGCTTCGATGATATTTCTTTCACCTTGTATTGCACCATCGATTGTGCCTTTGACTGGCACAGTGCCAACTGTTCCAGTAAACTCACGTTGATGTGCAACAATAGCTTTGCGTTCATGTATAGCAAACCATTTCAAGTTGAAATCTTCAGTATGCTTGCCAAGCTGCACTGGCAAGTTGCGTAATAAACACTCTGGCTCTTCACGACCTGTCTTAATCTTCCACAGTTCGAGCCAATGTCCTTCCATAATTTTGGTGCAGTCACTGCCACCAATGAAACCTTTACGTTCCATATTACGTTCTCCTTTTATTTTTATTATATTACAAAATTTATCACGATTTCCGTGTTGTGTAAAATAATTTATTTATTTATTTTGATATTATCATGCTTTTCGATCAACCGCTTCAGCATAGCTTCGGCTGCTGGCTCGCTATATGTATGCCGCAGCAGCCGAGCGTATGCGTTGCGGTGTGGATCGAGATCAGCCTCAGTAAGTAGGTTTTTGTCAATCATTTCAACGGCTTGTCTGCCCCATAAATATTGATGACCAACTGAGTCTCTTTCTTTGATACGTTTTGCCATGATCGCGAGAGTATCAGGAGCCCAGCTTCTGCTGGCCTCCCTCTGCTTTCTTCGATCATCGGCATAGATTTCACGAGAGGAACGGCTCAAGCTCTGAGACCATACCTCATCTTGTACAGCACGAGTTACTGATTTCATTTTGCAATCCAATATTCTTTATATCGTTTGCCGTCATCACTAATAATAGTGTCACTATCTATTGCTACACCAGATTGTTTTAGATCATGGATTCTTGATGCTAAACGAAAGCATCGAAATAAATCTAATGCTTCCCATGCTGTAATACGTCTACCTGTTTCAAGGTATTCCTTAATCTGTTTGTTCTGAGATTCCATTCTCGTTCTCCTTTTTTGTTTTAACAATTTCTTGCCAGTCTTTTTTAGTTTCCCACTCTGGCTTTAAGTGGACTTGTGGCAATACATCTTCAAGAATAAGTTGTACTGCAATATAGGTTGCATTCATAAACCCTTCATTTATGTAACCCATTTCTTCTGCATCAATGAGACCATTTGTGTCATCATCAATCATTTCTTTTACACGATTAAAATATTTATCAATAGCTTCGTCAACATGTTGTTGAACTGTTTTTGCTGTTAAATATTGTATAGCTCTATCTGAAACTAAATCCATGACTTGCATTTCCATTGCTCGCCATAACTCGTTATCAGTAAACTTTATTTCATTTGTTATTATCTTCTGAGCCATGTTCGTTCTCCATGATCTGTTTAAATTTATCGCCACTCATTATGACTAGCGTTTGCGGAGTTCCTCTCCGTCTTTTATAGAATGCAATATCCCTGCCTTCTAATACTTTGAAAGGGCTAGGGAAGGATGCACTATCACGATACTTTACCTCACCTACCATTTCAAGTCCTTTGATTTTGAGCTTGATGTCGCCAGAATATTCTCCTCCCAAACTGCCTGAGAGGGGCTGGCGTTTCGCTTTGATTTGCGCTTTGATTTTGTTGAGCCATTCGACAAACCATTTTTCATGGTATGTTCCTTTGCTCTTGTTACGGTTTGCCATCTGTCCTCCTCATAACAGTTCAAACAAATGTACCAGTGCTTCTGCGTAGATCTGCCACTATTGTTTTTAAGTATAGCAACAAACCATTCAGTATTACTTTCGCAGCTGACGCACGTTATTTTTGCTGGTTTTTTTCTTGACCTCGATGTCATAACCTAAAGCTTCTAACCAACACATAAGAAAAAATCCAGACGGAACTCTTTTGTGCTGCTCCCATTTATGAATCAATGATTCGGTACAACCTATTATATTTGCCAGCTGCGGCTGGCTTAGTCCTTGATCATGTCTCGCATTAATAAGCATCTCAATCATCTCATTGTAATTGTGAGACAGTCTAGTGTTTGCCAACTAAAAATTTATATCCTCTTCATTATCAAAGAAACCAAGTCCCTGGCATTCTTCGCAAATTTCAGTGGCACTATCTATATATCCTACATCCCTGTCAAATCCGTGGGATTTGGGTACATCATATTCAATGTACCCATCACCACCACATTCTTGACAAGTTTTAATAGGGGATCTCATCATCGATGTCATTGCTACTCTCCGCAAGTATTTGAGCTTGATATATTTCATCAAGCTGTTCGACCGCATGCTCTTCCCACACATTGGTAGCACGATTTACCCATTTGTCACGATCAAATCTTGGATTGGTTCGTGCAAGTTCATCAGCAATCTTTTCGATTCCTGTCGGCCAGTGCAAGTGTGGCGTGATATAATCAGCAAGAAACTCGAAATCTCTGCGAGTAAATCTTGGTGTTGATCTTTTAGCCATCATTATCTCCTTTCATTATGATGTCTGCTTTTCTATCTCTATCGAGAGACTCGATTAGAGATTGCAAAGCAGTAACACGTTTGTTCTGGAGTTTTATCCAGTCACTAGCTTGTTGCTTACTCAACGGTAATGTGACAGTGAAAGCAGCATCTTTTGCTTTTGATATCATTTCACCATGTTCCTTAACTTCAGCTTCAATCTGTAGTTGAAAAGCTTGTTCAGCTAAGAAGTTTAGTTTCCACAACTGCTTTGCAGTTGCTGCTTGTTTATTTAAATCAAACATTAATCCATCCTCGTTATGTAGTGTTGATTGCCTAGTGTTGGTATTGCCATGACTGAATAAGGATAGAAGTAAATCTCACCTTCTTCAGTGTGCCATGACATAAACGGATACATTGGTGAGTCTTCTGGATGACGAAGAACACCTTCGTTATCTATCTCACCAGTTAGTTTTCTACCCTTGATACCCATGCCCGATCTAGCTTCATACTGTTGATGAAGATAGTCAAACAAAGTTTCTTGAATAGCAAAACTAGTACGTCTTAGATTCCATTCCGTTATCCAAAGCGGAATGAATCCACCCCAACCCATCATTTGATGTGTTGTCATGTCAGGGTATTTCTTTTTGTTGTATGTAATTATCATTTCGTTCTCCTTATTCTACTGTTGTTGTGAATGACACATTGTATCGAATATAATCATCAATGATATCTTGAATCTTAGTTTCAAATTGTTCACTGATATCAATCTCTGATTCTTTGAAAGCATCGAGCTTTTTATCAATCATGTCTTCAACATCAGACATAATTTTGTCTCGAA